CATCCGTAAACTACCTAGACACCGCTCTACGCGCTCTATCTATTGCTTACGCGAACACAACCAACAAGGCAGTCGTAGATCTAGTTGAAGCACAGGACTACACAGGCAAGCGTTGGGACGTTTCAGCTGGAACTTCCGAGGCTCTTATCGGTGGACTAGCAGACGCTTCTTCTTACATCTTCAAGGAGACCGGACTACGCCCAGAAGCTATCATGTGTGGAACCGGAGCTTACAAGTTCCTTCTACAGGTAGCTGGCGAAGACGGCCGTCCAGTAGTGCTAGTAAACGGCGCTGGAGTAAACAACATCGGATCAGCTAACATCCCAGGTCTATCTGGTCAGCTATTCGGTCTTCCAGTAATCGTAGACCCACAGATTGCAACCAACCGTTGCTTCGTGGCTAACAGCGCAGCCATCCAGACTCTAGAGTCCGCTGGCGCACCTGTAAGACTATCTGCAGATGACATTACAACCCTTACAGATTCAATTAGCGTTTATGGATACATGGCAATCACCATGCCATTCTCCGACGCTCTAGTTGTTCTAGACATCGTTTAATAGGTCAATAAATGGCAGTGACGTTGGCAGAGTTCCAGGCTTATGTTGGAACGGATGAAGTAGACTTCCCCCAGGAATGTCTAACGTCCGGTATTGCATTAGTGACTAAATACATCGGTGCAGTGACTACCGTTCCGGTAGCACTTAACGACCAAGCGGTCTACATAACAGCCTCGGAGCTCTTCCACCGTCGTTCCGCTCCTAACGGAGTTGCTCAATTTGCTAGCTTCGATGGTGCTCCCATCCGAGTAGCCAAGGATCCAATGAACGCGGTTTACCCGTTGCTTCAAAGATACGTAGGCTATGCAGTATGAGCGAGATCAACGCGTCTAAAGTCGAGTTCAAACTTGAACTAGCGGACGCAGGGTTGAACGTTTTGGAATACATTCCGGAGCGAATAACCCCTCCAATAGTTATCATAAATTCCGCGCAGCCTTACTTGCAAACAGCACAGTTTGGCGAATGGAGTTTAGGGCTTGAAGTAGTTATGGTAGCTTCTACCGCGACTAACAAGATGGCAACGGAGAATCTAGACCAGCTCATCGAGGATGTTCTGAACGCAATCGAACCTTTGAAATACGTTCGGATAACTTCGGTAAACCAGCCTTACAATCTACAAACAAATAACGCCGAGTATCTAGCAGCGAACATGTTCGTCCAGCTAGACATCACACTTTAGAAAGGTAGCCTCATGGCCGCTTCAACAAGAATCAAAGCACAAAACATTATCTTCAAAATCGGAGCCACCGATTACGCGTGTGACGCTAACATGGTCGAGCTAACTCTAGGTGACGCACCTGGCGATGTTCAGACTTTTTGCGAAGTTCGCGTAGGCGGAGAATGGGCACTTCAACTAGACGGAATTACATCTGGCGAAGACACAAGCCTTTACCGCGTTCTGTGGGACAACTACGGCACCGAGGTTGCATTCGTAATTGCTCCTAACGGAAACACTACTCCAACCGCTGACACTCCTCACTACGAAGGTGTTGCAGTATTCAACGAGCTTCCACCTCTAAGCCTAAACAGCAACGAGACAGCTACGTTCTCTGTGACTCTTCGCGTGAAGAACACTCCTCACGATCCAGCTACTAACAAATACTTCGGAGTAGAGATCGTAACAGCAGCCTAATCATGGCCGATGGAATTAAGGTCGCTGGTCTCAATGAGGCCATACGAGCTCTTAGGGCTATTGGGGTTCCTTCCGCTGAAATAGGCGAGGCGTCTCAAGAAGCCGGAGAGATTGTAGCTAACCAAGCGCGATCCTTAGTTCCGGTCAGGACTGGAGCACTCCGGGCAACTATCAAAGCTAAAAAGATAGCTAGAAAAGTTGTAGTTAGCGCAGGCAACAATACAAAGGTTCCTTACGCTAACCCGATTCACTTCGGATGGAATTACGACAAGGTAAACCTGCAGGCTAAGAACATCAGACCAAGACCGTTCTTTAGTAATGCTTTGACAAGAACAAGGCCACAGGTCTACCAGATTTTTTTCAAGAACTTAGATAGACTGTTTCAAAAGTATTCAAACCGTAAACCATAGGAGAACGCAGAATGAGCAATTTTGATTTTGAGAGTCTAACTCTTGAAGAAGTAGAACTAATCGAGAACCTAACAAACACGGGTATCGATGACGCTTTCGGTAATGGCAAACCTAAAGGCAAAGCTTTAGCAGCTTTCGTTTGGGTAGTCCGTAAAAGGGACAACCCTAGTTACAAGATGGAAGACGCTAAAAAGCTAAGCCTCAAAGAAGCACTAGCCATGATCCAGGGTGAAGACACAAAAAAAGAATAAGAGAGCTCTCCGCTAAAAGAATGGCGGAGTTTTGCCTGGCGATGAACATGCAACCGTCGGAGTATAAGGCTCTCAAACTGAACGAGTATCTAGCGTTCATAAAGGCTTATGACAAAAGAGGTAAATAAATGGCTGGAACTCTAGCACTAAACGTTGAGATTCTAGGTGAGTTTTCAAAGCTTACCGCAGCTACTAAAGGAGCAACTGGACAGCTCCAAGGATTACAAAACACAACTAAGTCAATCGCTACTGGGATGGGCAAAGCCTTCGCAGCTATCGGTGTTGGATTCTCTCTAAACTTCCTAAAGAACGAGCTCGAGCAAGCAGGTAAGGCAGCCGTAGCAGAAGCAAAGTCAATGGAGATTCTCTCTATTGCTATGAAGAACACCGGGTCTGCAACCGCAACTACTGTAAAAGAAGCAGAAGACTCCATCAAAAAGATGTCGTTGCAATCCGCCGTAGCCGATGATCAGCTTCGTCCGGCATTCCAGAAGCTATTCATAGCAACTAAGTCAGTAACAGAATCGAACAAGCTTCTTCAGGTAGCCTTGGACACCTCCGCTGCAACTGGTAAAGACCTAGACACCGTAACGCAGGCTATGGCTAGATCTCTCGAAGGTTCTGACACAGCTCTAAACAAACTTGTTCCATCCCTAAAGGGAGTCGATGATCCACTAAAGGCTTTAGGTGAGACTTTTGCAGGAGCAGCAACCGCAGCAGCTAACTTAGATCCATACCAAAGAATGAACGTTGCTTTCGGTGAGATTCAAGAGTCCGTCGGACTTGCTCTCATGCCAGTTCTAAATGACTTTGCAAACTTCCTAGTGGAAGCCGTTCCAGACGTTCAAACCTTCTTCGCTGAAATCATGGATCCAACCACAGAACTTGGAGACGCCTGGGAGAATGTGGCAACTCAATTCAAGAACACCGCTGATCAGTTCTCTAATCTTATGGAGGTCTTCTCGGGTGGAGAGTTTAACCTTCAAACAGTTCTCGATTGGGTAACGACTCTTACCGCTGGATTGGGTCAGATAATCTTTTACTTTACTTACGTAGCTAAGGGAATGAAGGCTCTTCTCTCTGGAGATTTTAAGACCGTGGCGGACATGAGTCTAAATTACGGTAAGCAATACGCAGCCTTTGTGGATTCTCAAAATAGAGCTCTCGGTTATAGCACTACAGCCGGAGTTAGCCAAGACTTAGCAATTCAGCAAGTAACCATAAATGTAAATAACGGCAACGTCACAGCCCAGGAGATAGCGGACAAAATAAACCGTGGCAACAGATCAACTGGAACTAACTTAATTAGAGCTAACTAACTCAAATGATTCCCGACTTCAAAATTGATGACAACCTAAAGGTCGAGTTCTTAGTTCCCGATGAAGACGGCAACTCTTTCATTCTTGGAATTAGCCTTCTCGACGGCACCGATGTTCTAGGTGGATTCGGAGAGTTTGTTCTAGGGGTTTCATTACTTGGAGGAGATGACGTTCTAGCTCCTAGCAGTGGTCTAAAGTGGCAAGAAGTCTCATGTTCGGTAGCAAGTGCAAACATCTCTATTGGAGGATCACTTCAAGACTCTATTAACTTCCAGCCAGCTCCGGGCACAGCTAACCTTACTCTTCAAAGCTTTGAACTAGATCCAACTAACAATAAGAACATTCGAGCTTCCACTAAGATTCGAGTTCGCCTAGAAAGCAATCAGATTGATCGGGTTATCTTCCAGGGATACATTGACACAATCGACGTGACTTACTATCCAGACGGACTAAACCTAATTCAAATAGTTGCCTTTGACGCTTACAAGTCGCTAGTAAACTCCCGATTCGCAGTTTGGGATACTACATCTTTTGGAACACACATTCACGTGGACGAAACTTGGGAACTTATTGGTATCTTTAGCGGTTTAGGATTATCGCCAAAGTCATTCCATGTTGGAGGTGTATTACCGGTAGTCGATGAAACTAACGTTTTAGTTAGCTCCATAGTGAATGACGCTTTGACAGTTGGTAACGGTTTGGTTTGGTTAGATCAAGACACGGAAGAGCTTGTTGTTATTCATCGAACTGGAGTTCAAACTGCAACACCGGATACTTTTGTAATTGGAAACAATCATGGAGACGATCACCACTTATGCATGAGTGAAATCAATGTCTTCTCCGACGCGGACGCGGTCTATAACTCTCTAACGGTCTCTCTAACTTCTGATCCGCTTACCTTCGTAGTTCGTAAAGACCAGGACTCAATCGACCTATACGGCGAAGCAGCTATTGACTTAGCAATCAACACCACAACCGAAGCACAACTAAACAATTGGGCAGATCGCGTATTCAACCATCGATCAGCTAATCAAGTAAACCAGGTAGTCACTCCAGCCAAAGACAGGTTAGGCAACCTTACAGACGCAGCGGTGTTTACACCAGGAATGACGGTAGGTGTCAGCTATACTAATAGTCAGCTCGACATCGTGGGATACTACACTATAATCAACGTCTCTCATCGCATAGATGTAGATAATTGGTTCACAACCCTCGAACTATGGAAGGAAGCCTAGTGGCTTACAAAGTATTCACCAACGGAAGCGTTCTAAACGCCTCTGAAATAAACGATAACCTCATGAACCAATCGGTCATGGTCTTTAGCAACTCCGCTGCTAGACTTGCAGCTATTCCGTCACCACTTGCAGGAATGCTTACCTTCTTGGAAGATACAGGACTTTACTCGAGCTGGAACGGATCAGCTTGGGTTGCCCTAGACGTAAGCCTTATCTCTTCAAATTCTTTCACAACATCAAGCAGCGTGAACATCGATGGAGTATTTTCTACAAACTTTCAAAACTACAACGTCTCCGTAGAACTAAGAAGCTCAACCTCAAATACAATTCGTTTTCAATGGAGAGCTGGTGGAGCTAACGAGACTGGAAGCGTTTACTACTACGGTGGTATGGGTGTCGGAACATACGTTTCGCAAGCATTCTTTAGCACTAACGCTTCTCTTCGTGACTACCACGCTTTAGCGGACTCTGACAGCACTGCTGGATTGGCTTCCGAACTAAACCTATTCAACCCAAACACAATTATCAGACCAGTTATTCTTGGTCATTCATCTGGAGCTTTTATGGTTTCTAATGGATCTACTACAAACACCACTACCCAATACACAGGATTCAGAATCTTCCCTACCACTGGAACCATTACTGGAACCATTAGAGTTTACGGATTGAGGAACTAGCATGGAAAACCTAATCGCTACTGACATCAACGTTGAAACTGGTCAAGTTATCGAAAGAGACTTTACAGAAGAAGAAGTCAAAGAATACGAGGCTATGCAAGTAGCTCACAAAGAAGAGCAAGCTAAAATTGAAGCTCAAGTCAAAGCAAGAAAATCTGCTTTAGCTAAGTTGAAAGAACTCGGTCTTACAGAAGCTGAAATAGCCTCATTGTAAAATGTCGGAAGAGAAGACTAGCTCTGTCCGAATTACTCAAGGGGACATCTATAAAAAGCAGCTCGAGCATGGGGACATTCTTATCAAGGTTCTCGAGAAGCTAGATCACTTGGACGACGTGCCAGATCGTATCCGCGAAGTCGAACTAACTTTAGCTAGACTTGCTTGGGTAGAGAAGATTGCTTACACCGGGCTAACAGCCTCGGTTGTGGCTTTGATTGGTTTACTAATAAACTCGATAGGAAAATAATGACAGCCTGGTATCCAAAAGTATCTGCCGTAATCGACAACGGTTTCGGCGGCTCTCGAGGTGGCCGTCCAATAAACGGCGTAGTGATTCACCACGTTGCCGGAACTAATGGCTTGAACTATGTGGCTAACGCTAACGTCAGAAACTCTCACCCGACCTATCACATCTCCAACGCTGGAGCAGTCACCGGAATCGTAAACCCGACCAGGAGACCTTACTCCACAGGTGGAACTCCAGACCCGAGTGCCGTAACCTTCGAGATTGATAACTCTTCTACTGGAGGAGACTGGCCTGTATCAGACGCAGCTCTCAATGCTCTTATCGATGTGATTGTTTACCACGCTAGTCAATCTCCCAGAGCTAACCAAGGCTTTGCACTAAACGAAAAAGCTAGAACTCAATCGGAGTTCTTTATTGCCTGGCACTCACAATACAAAGCAACAGCTTGCCCCGGTCCTTATGTCACTTCTAAGCTTGAATACATCGTAAGCGAGTGCAACAAGCGAGCTTCCGGCAAACCTTCTAAACCTAGCAAACCGACAACACCGACAACACCGACAAAGCCAAAACTAGGTAAGTGGTTAAGAAACGGTTCTACTGGAGATACCGTGAAATACTTACAGGCAGCTTTAGGAGATCTAAAGGTGGATGGCGTCTTTGGTCCTCTAACCGAAAAGGCCGTTCGTAAGTTTCAGAAACAACAGAAGATTCAAGTAGACGGAGTAGTCGGTCCTCAAACTTGGTCACGTCTACCGTAAACGAAAGGCAATAATGTTCAACTACAAACCAGAGACGCGCAAATGGAT